ATGGCTGCCTTTTTGCAGGAGATGGGGACAAATACCCCGACTATCGGAAACATCTCTTGGTATGTAGCGGTAGATACCTACATTGCCCAGCAAAAGATGAGGCCCAATCTTAAACCTAGGGCCCTTGAATCTGCTCTGCTTTTCGCGGAGCATGCTCGCAAGCTGGTTGAACAAGATGTGGCAGCGGAAGCCATCACGGCCAATATGTGCCGGTTATGGTGGACCAAAAAAGCACAGAGTTGTTCGCCAAGAACGGCCAATGGAGCTCTTGGTGCAGTTCGAAAAATATTTGCTATGCTCAGGGATTCCGGGTACGTAGTTTCAGACCCTACCGCAAAACTGGAGAGATTGAGTCTGAAACCGACGGAATTTTTCATCCCGGGAAAAGAAGAATTTGTTCGTATTGTAGAAGAAATCAGGCGTGCTCCTTTACTGCGAAAGTACCGGGAAAAGAGCCTTGATTCCCCTGCAGCAGATATGGTGGCTTTTTTGGCCTACTCTGGCCTGCGGATTGAAGAAGCCCGACGCTTGGTATGGGGCGATATTGGAAAAGACTCCATATCCGTCCCGGCAATTAAACATGCAGTCAAAAGACGGATATTGTATATTAACCCAGCTCTACGGGATGTGATTGAGCGGATGAAAAAAACAAACAATAACTTGACCGCAACATCTCCTGTGTTCGTTATTGAAAACCCAAGGAAAGCTCTTACAAATGCCTGTGTCCGCCTGGGATTGCCCCATGTCCGGGTGCATGATTTGCGCCATTTTTTCGCCACGACGTGTATTGAGCAGGGAGTAGATATTCCGACCGTGGCCAAGTGGCTGGGGCACCAGGACGGGGGCGCTCTCGCCATGCGGGTGTATGGTCATTTGCGCGACGAGCACAGCAAGGAACAGGCTTCCAGGCTGCGCTTTTGATTGTTTTGTTCAAGTCGTGGGCGTTTTTGTTCAAGTCGTGGTTGTATGTCTCCGATCACGTTCCGTGCAATGACAGGGGCATGGAGTTTAATCTTTCTATTGCAGATATGCTCCGCACGAAGTATTCAACAATTTTCGAGCGTGAGATTCAACAGGTTACGTCTATTCTTGAGCCGTATTGTTCCGTTCTCCCCGGTCGCGGGAAAGATATGGAGATTCCCTATGTGGGCAAGACGGAGTTCAAGGAGATCGGCAACAGATTCGTAGAGGCCAGCCCGCACGAGCTTTCCATGGGGAAGCGTGTAATTAAACCTCAACGTTATGCGGACTCTCTTCACAAGGATGATATTGACAACATCCTATTGAACGACCTTGAACTCAGTATCAGCGATTTTATCGCGGAAATGAAGAAGGCCGGCAAGAGGCTGCTTGATCAGGTTTTGCTTGGGGTGGTTCCCGATACGGATAATCCCGGAAAGTTCCGCATCCGTACAACTTCGGATAGTGTTTGCGGGGGAATGCTTGCACCTAATTACACGGGCAATTCAGGCGCCACGTTGACCAATCTTGATCCAAGTCTGGTTGTTCCTGCTGATTTCAAGATGGATGGGACGAAGAATCCTGCCGGGTTCCTGCTGGACCAGATTGTTGAAGCCAAGCGCATGCTGGAAGAGAATTACGCATGGGACGAGGCTTCCGGCGACACTCTTTGTCTGGCGATTTCCTCAACGATGAAGGCGCAGATGATCATGTGGGAGGAGCAGAAGAATAAGAATTACGGTTTTTCCGTGCTGGAACATGGCAAGGTGAATCCAATGCTGAATGTCCGATTCCTGGTCACGAATATGCTTCCGTTTGATGAGGACGGCAATCGTATTTGTCCGATGTGGGTCAAGAGCCGCCTGGTTCTTTCTCCGTGGGATCAGATGAAGTTTTCTATCGTGCGACCGGACAAGTATCAGAACCTTTCTGTTGTTCGAGCAGATGCCGCTTGCATGTATGGGGCTTCCAGGAAAGACGAAAAATCTTTCGTGCAGATTCTTTGTAAGGAGAAGGCGACGGCTGGAGCTTAATTATCTTTCCAGGGTATTCGTTGTTGTTTGTTCCGCTCCCTGCCGAAACAGGGAGCGGATTTTTTTGCTTGTTCAAGTTACGGTTGTATTCGTGCGGCAAAAATGTGTGCTAAGAGGGAGGCATGTTAGATTTCCTGGGCGTCACGGAACATTTTTCCTGCATGGAGAATACTCCGTTTTCCTTCCCTGCCCTGTTTCGGGATATGGCAGGGGAAGCCGTTTCTCTGGACGGCGTGATTTTTTCAGGGAGCATTGTATCCGCCAATCAGGAGGTGATAGAGATTTCCATTGAGAAGGGGGAGTCTTCTAATGAGGTGATTTTTTCATTCCCCGCCTTGCCGGAAGGAAGATGGTCTTACAATGTCCTGGTTCAGGCAGATGATGGTTCCCAAAGAATTTTGTTTTCCGGGTATATTTCCGTACTCGGTGTTTCTCGTGTCGCACAGTTGGCAGGCGGTCCGCCAATGAAGAACCGGACGCTGCTTGTCGCTATGCCTGGGGAAGCGACAATGCGTCTCCGTATGGAGTGGATGGCTACTACTGCTGCACAGGCTTTTGCCTATCATGCGCTCCAGGCTTCCAAGAATGCTCATGCGGACTCAGAAACGGCGAGCCAGGCAGCCAAGACGGCAACGGACGCGGCAGCCACCGCTGCAGGACGGGCCGAAGAGGCGGAAGGCTATGCAGGGTCTGCCTGGGCCTCCAAAAGGGCTGCCGCCGATTCTGCAGCCGCAGCCGACACATCCGCAACCAACGCGGACCGTGACGCCAAGAGTGCCCATGACGCGAAAACGGATGTGGAGTCGCTGGCCGCCACCTGGCCGGAAACGGTCAGCAACGGGGAGAAGAAGATTGTTGATGCCGGGAATGAGGCTGTTACTGCCATACAGGACAAGCAAGCGGCGGCCGTGCTTGCCGTAGGTCGTGCCTCACAGACCGCGCAGCAGAATATAGCCAGCGCGCAAAGTACCGCTGTTCAAGCCGTCCAGACAGCACAGACGGAAGCGGTGGGAGCGGTTACACCACTTGTCCAGCGAGCTGAAACCGCAAAGGAAGACATTGACCAGGCGGAGAGGCGTATCAATACGGCTGCCGATAATGCCGCAACATCTGCCACCGCTGCGACCAACTCCGCGACGGCTGCCCAGCAGGCCCTTGAGGCCATGCCGCAGGTGGATGCATCCGGCAACATGACGCTGGCCGGAGGTCTGACGGCGGCGGGGGCCGTCAACGCCAACGGAGGCATCAACATCCCGCTTGCCGTGGGGGCGCCAATGGACACGGCGGCGGTTAATCGTTTTTTGGCTATGGGGCTGGCAGGAGCCGTGCAGGCGTTGATTCAGCCTCTGTACCTCAAAACCAGTTCCATGCCCGTAGTGGGGAGCGGCAGCACCTCTGTTCAATATGCCGGACTTTATGCAACCAGTTCAACGTCGGCAGCTTCCGGTTCTCCTGCACACAGTACGACCACGTTTACCTTTGAAGGGCCGCAGGGCCAGCATAATTACAGTTCTTTCGCGGGATTTTCGATACCGCTGTCCGGTTCAACAGCGTCCAAATTTACCTTTGGATTAGGCCGTGGATCAAAAACGGTAAGAGGCGGCCTGACGATGGATTCATTTTCCATGATTCCGGGCAATAATCTGGCCGTCAATTACGGAGAGATTATCGACATCACAACCACAGCGGTTCGTGATTCTGTCCGGGGAGGTTACGTGCTTAGAGTGCGGGAGATTTATTACGTCTCTTCCGGTGATTCATGGCAGGTGAAAACTACGGAAAGTTTTATTCCCGCAACTCAAAACCACCCATTTCCCGCCTGCCTCAACAGGCTCATTTTCATGCAGGAGGGGCTTTCAAGCATGTCGTCATACGAGGGGAAAGCGTCACTTTATATTGAGCTGGGGGGAGGTCAGACAAACACCTTGTTCAAAATAGCCGCCCTCAGAGGTGTTTCAGGATTCGAAGACGGCATGGGGTTCAGCACGTTGGTGGCGGATGTAGAAAATCCCAATTCCTGGACATCCTCGGTTCGCACGGGAGCAGGCAATCGCTATCTTTATGCCAATGGATTGATCAATCCAATGTACGCCGCATTGGAAGCCATGGCCGTCAATGCTATTGAAGCCGAAGAAACGGCTGATTTTGAAGATATTAACATACCTCTCTAGTAATGAATAACGCAGAGATACAGATTCAGTTTCCCCGGCCGGGACAGTGGGATGAATTTACGCTGACGGCCGTCTATCAGGACGCGGGCGGTTATAGACCTCCGGCCCGCTATACGCAGGAAGAGATACCAGCGGAGCAGGCTCCGGCCATGCAGGCGGTAGTGTCCGCGCTGGTGGGATTGTCGGAACCGTGGCAGGCCTGCCAGGTATGGGCGCGGCTGAAAGAGTTTTACGATCCGGAGGTGGATGACCCGATGCGGACGACGGAAACCGTGGATTTGACTGTGGAGGCCGTCAATCCGCAGGGCGGGCGCAGGGTATTCACTTCCCGTGATTACCCGGCTTTTGTGATCACGGAGCCCGCCGCCGTGGAGTTTTTCAAGCATTTCACTACACAATATGAGCACGAATAAAGAAAAAGTGAGTTGGCTAACTGGTCTCCTGACCGGTTGGGGTATCAAAGAGAGTTGGGCAAAAGTCATCGCCGGAGCTGTGATTGGGGCCCTGGTTGCCGCGGGGATTCTGACGCAACCCGGCTGCGGTCATTCCGTGGACGTGACGCCGAGCCGCACGGAGGTGTGCAAGGACGGCTCCTGCCTCGTCATTGAGCAGGGGCATATTTCCTATTCCCAGGCCCAGCCTGTTACGGACGTTCCGCCCGTTGTTCAGATCGTACCTTCCAAGAAATAAGATCATGTGCAAACCCCTTAAAGAATATTTGGCCGTTGTGCGGGAATATAAGGATACGATTGTGATGTTTATCGGCATCGCGGCGTGCGTGTTCGTGTATTGCGATTTCCGCGCCCTTGCCGCTACACAGGCGGAGACGGCCGCCAAAACAGCGGAAATCCTGCGGACCATGGACGGGAGGCTTTCCGCCCTGGAACATCAGAGAGGAGGCCGTAGCGGTGAATAAGCTGCTGAATCCTTCCGTTCTTTTGCCGCTGATGGGGTGCGTGATGGCCGGCGTTTTTGCCACGTTAGGTGAAACGGAGGCAAGCATTGTCGCGTTCTGCTTCCCCATTGCTAGCCTTGTGTTCCTCCGATGTGCGGAACGCTGACCAACTGTAAAGTTTTTCTTACAAGTTCCCTTTATCTCATAGCCAATAGTTTATAACTTAATTAACCATGCCGGAACAATACCTTTACCTTCTCGTCATCAACACTCCCGGACGCAAGCAGGAGATGCACATGCTGCACAGCAGGAAGCAGCGTACAGCCTACAAAGCCCAACACGCGGAATGGCATCTCAACAGCGCCTACGTGGAGTATGACTTGCCGGAACATCTTATTAACCAATACCTGAACAAATGAATCCTACAGAAAGAAAGATGGCCGCGGCCATCCTCCGGTTTGAAGACAGCCGCGTCACCGGGCCGGATTCCCTGCGCGTTTCCCGCCTTCCTGCCGCCGACAAGGGCGGCAAGTGGGAGATTTGCGGCATTTGCGACGGCATTGAACCGGCCGTGTTTAACAGATTGAAGGCTCTGCTGGATGCCGGAAGACGTGAAGAGGCCTGGGAAGGTTGTCTCCAGTACGTCCTGGATAATACCGCCGCCGTGCGTTCCTGGCTGGGTTCCGACGCTTTTCCTGGCGTTGAATTCATCCTGCGGGATCATTATTTCAATTCCGGGAGCAGGAATACCGGGAAGATCCTGCAACGTGCATTGAACATCCACGGCGCCGGTCTCACGGTGGACGGGATTGTTGGCCCCAAGACCCGGCGGGAACTACAGGACCAGCTGGCCGCCACGGGTGAAACGGTGTTCATCATTGGATTACAAGAGAAGCGTCAGGCGTTTTACCGCTCCTGCAGGCAGTTTCCCGTGTTCGGGAAGGGCTGGCTGAACCGCTGTGACGATGCGTTCAGCGTGGCGCAGGAGCTTGTTTAGTTGTTTTCATCATTAGTTGTTATGAGTTCAAATCCATTAAAAGCTGTCGGAGGGGCCCTGGCAAATATCGCCACGTTCGGGGGATATGGAGCCAATAAGGCGGCCAAGAAGCAGGCAAGCGCCGCCAACGCTATGGCCGATGCCATGGCGAATGCCCCGGAGCAGAAGGTTATTACTACGGAAACCAAGGATGTTTCCCAAGCGGAGGATGCGGTGAATTCGTCTGCCCGCCGCCGCTTGAAGCTTAGTAATACGACGAACCGGAGCAATCCTCTTTCTTCCCTGGCTGGCCTGAGGAAGACGCTGGGTTGATTTTTACACAGGAGATTCATGGAAAATGTTAAAGATTTATTGAGGACGGCAGACGCCCTGTTCACGGAGATGAATAAGAATTCCGGGGATTGGGATGAATTGCGCCGGCGCATCATGCCGAGGATGGAGGGGAAAGCCCGCCAGCAGGAACAGGCTAATGAGATGACGGCTGCGTCCAGTTTTTCTCCGGTGGCGCATAAGTCCCTTTTGAATTTGGCGTCCGCTCATCTTCTTTTTATTACTCCCATGGATCAGAAGTGGTTTTCCCTGCGGCCGCAGGATGAAAGGGATGATTACACCGATGAGGATGACTGGTACAGCAAAGCGACGGAGGCCGTCTACCGTGCGCTGGCGGATTCCAATTTCTATGCGGCGGCCCACGAGGTTTACCTGGACCGTTGCCTGACGGGTACAGGCTGCATGTTTGCAGATGTTTCCCGTGACGGGTCCCTGGTGTTCAAACACGTTCCTACCGGGACTTATGCGATTGCCGAGGGAGCCCACGGGGAGGTGAATACGCTGGTGCGGACGTTGAAGTTTACTGCCCAGCAGGCCGTGGAGATGTTTAAGCTGGGTAATCTGCCTGTCAAGATTCAGGAGGCGTATAAGAATGCGGAGAGGCGATATACCGAGATGTTCGAGTTTGTTCATCTTGTACTGCCCAACAGCCGGGCGCAGTTCGGTTCCGACATGGTAAGGCCTGGCCGCCGCAAGTGGTTGGACGTGTATATTGCCAGGGAGGCGGAGAAGATTGTTTTCCATGGCGGCTTTTACGAGTTTCCTTTTCTGGTGACGCGCTTTTTGAAGGGCGGCGTTTCTTCTTACGGAGAGGCTCCGGGGAAGGCTGTGCTGCCGGAGATCAAGGCTACCCTGCTGATGGATCGGGTGATGGATGTGGCCGGCAGCCGGGCGGCCATTCCCAGCGTTATCGTGTCGGCTAAGATGGCAAAGGAGGTTGATTTGCGGGCCGGAGGCAAGACGGTTGTTCCGGATGAGCTTATTGGTTCACAGTTGCCGAGGGAATGGGCGAACGTGGGGGATGTGAGGTTTATGCTGGAGCGGCAAGATAAGAAGGAGAAGTTGATCAGGGAGGCGTTTTTCAATGATATTCTCCAGGTGGTTTCAAGCGTGGACCGCGAGATGACGGCTACGGAGGTGAATGCCCGCGAGTCGGAACGCATTATTTGCTTTTTTTCTTCTTTTATTCAGTTTTCGCAGGATTTTCAGACGATGATGAATCGCATTGTCTGCCTGATGTTCCGCAATACGCAGGGGGCCGTGCTTCCGGGCGACGCGCCCGATGAGTTTTTTGTCCGTTCCGCCGATGGGGGGAAGTTTGAGTTGCGGACTCCCCGCACCCGTTATCTGGGCAAGATTGCCCAGGCATTTGACCGTTTGCAGAGGTACGGCCTTGAGGGGGTGTTGAATGGGTTGGCGAAGTATATCCAGGTTTCGGGCGATACCCGCATTGCCAAGCGCATGAAGGCATGGGAGGTATTGCGGTTTATGTGGGACAGTTCCGGCGCCCCGTCCAAGTGCATTGTGTCCGCGTCCGAGAATAGCAAGATGGTTGAGGAGGAGAAGGCGCAGGAGGATCAGATGCGTCAGGCCGCCCTTGCGGAGCAATTGGCCAGAGCCGGCAGGGATAGCGCCGCGGCGTCCGCACAGTTTAATACGGATTCATGATGAATATGTTTGAAGATAAGCCGACACCGGAACAGGTTGAGTTTCTCAAGAGGCTCAACCGGAGACGAGCCGCGCTGAAGGAGGCTTTTACTCCGGAGGTGCTGGATATTTTAGAGAAGGAGTTCCAGACGAATTTGCCCTGCTTTCAAGGGAAGGCTGGTTTCTACGACCCCCTTGACGCGATGCGCCGAGACGCCCAAAGGGAAATGCTCCTGTGGGTGAAATACGAGATCGAACAATATAACCCTGATTTATGATATACAATAGATTATTCCACAATAGGTTCCTGAGGGAAGAGGCCATTCCCGGCAGCGAAGGTGAAGGCCCCGGCGGCGGAGCGCCGCCCCCGGCAAGTCCCGTGGACAGTCCGCCTCCCGCAGCTCCTCCAGTCCCGCCCAATCCCTACGATTTTTCAGGGGGTGCGGAACAGCCCGATCCGGATCCCGGCAGTACTCCCCCGCTTTCTCCGCAGGAGGAGACCGAGTATGAGATTGATTTTGGGGAAGGGTTTGTGGAGAATGATGCCCTGCGAGATATGTTGAAGGGACATGCCAGGGCGGCAGGGCTGCCGGCCGATGCCGCCGGGAAGTTTCTTTCCGAGGTGGCCGCCAGCATCCGCGCGGACGAGGAGGCTGCTTTTAAGGAGGCTGACGAGGCGTTGAAGGACGAATGGGGAGCGGAGTATGAGACGAATGTTTCTGCCGCCAAGGCGTTTGCCCGGAAGCTTTCCGTGGAGTCCGGCGTTTCTATGGAGAAGATGGCTGTGTTTGCGAGTCCGGACGGGTTCCGCGTTCTGCACGCCATTTCCCGGCTGACAGGCGAGGGAGGCTTGAAGGGCGGCGGCCAGATTCCGGCGAAGACGGATCCTGCCGACGAGGCTCAAGCTATTTTGTCCGACCCCAATCACCGTTATTATAAGGCGATCGCCGATCCTTCGCATCCACAGTGGCGGGAGGCTACCGATTATTATAATAAGCTGGTGGGGATTTCCGGTTAGTTTTTTTTGCGTTGACTATTGGTTCGGAGGGGTGTCCTGCTGTGCGGGGCACCCTTTCTTTTTTTCATTTGTTCAAGTTACGGTTGTATTCATCAGGCCTGGGGATGTGGCATGATGCCTCAAATGGATAAGGTGACCGTTTTTAACCAGGCTCTGGCCCAGTTTGGGGACCGGGAGTATGTGAAGGGTTCCCCAGCCGGTCGCACCGTTGATTTGTGGTGGCCTACCGTGTTGCGGGAAGCGCTGTTGTTCGGGGCATGGACCTGGGCAACCAAACGTGTTGAGATGGATCGCTCCGTTATGAAGCATCCGATTCCGGATGATTGCCTGCGCGTGCTGTATGTGGGGGCGGATTTGTTCCGCATTGAGGGGCGTGATTTGGTGGTTGAGCGTTACGGGAAACGCGCCGCCGGGACCGATAAGCTGGTGGTGGATTATCTTTCCGACGAGGTGGCCCGTTCCGAAGTGCTGCCGGATCACAGTCCGTTTTTTATCAAGGGCGTTGTGTTTCTTCTGGCTGGCAGGTGCGCTTTGAAGCTGGCTTCTTCTCCCCAGCTTGCGGCCGCTTTGGAGGCACAGGGGGAGGCGTTTTTAAGCAAGGCCCTTTATTGGGACACCTGCCAGCATTCTTCCAACGACCAGGATCCTTTAACAGAGATTTTAAGCAGTTCCATTTTCTGATGTTATGAGTTCCGATTTCGGGGGTTCCCAGCAGTATAAGTATCAGGGGCAGGCGGCTTTGAGCAACGGGCGCGCCACGCAGGCGGCTTATGAGAAGAAGGCCCGCGCCCTGGAGGCGGAGGCGGTTTCCGATTCCCACCTGGCCGCCCGCAATATGAAGCGGATGCGCCAGAATCAGAATGCCGCCATGGGGTCTGCACGGGCACAGCGCGGCGGATCCGGTTTTACTTCCGAGGGGTCCGGCAGCCAGGCGGAGGTGGCGGTGGCGGATGTGTGGGAGAGCGCCATTGGGGACGCGGCCCTTTCCAACGCTGTTTCCGATGCCAATAAGCGGTTTGCCGCGGAGTCCGCCCGATACCAGGGGGATCTGGCCATGATGGCGGCACGCAGCGAGGCGGACCAGTATAAGATGCTTTCACAGAATGCCCTTGGTTCTGCCATGATCCAGACGGCCCTGACGGCGGCGGGGGGTGTCATGGGGGCGGCAGGAATGTCCGGTGGCGGGTTGCTGGGGGGTGTTACC